TACACAGAGACTGGTTGCACCAGCATTAAATCTACATCAAGGCTCATATGTTACTCCCAATACTTTCATTAATTTACTCTTCACACGCAGATTCGGTTGACGAAAACGATCTGTGGGTGTGAATCCCATCATCGTTGCAACTTCAACCACTGCACCAGAACGACAGATGCCAGCAAAGCAGTGCACCACCACGTTCATATGTTGATCCAACGCATGACGCAAGAGTGCAACTATCTGCTCTGCCTGCTCATCGCTAATCTTCGCTTCATCTGGAAAACCATCCTCGTCCTCAGCATCCAGAAATTCAAACTCGTGAATCTCTTTGAATGTGTGGTGCTTCTTTGGCTTCCAGCCAGCTGGATCGGTAATGCTAATCAGCATGGAGTTATCTCCACAGGCATAGTGATATCCAGTGCTAACATCCGATGCAGCGCAATTCTCAATCCATCGTATCATAGTTTTAAGTCCCTCATCCAAACTTCACCATCAATGATTTCAAAATCACCACGTAGATACCTCTCACGAAGCATTCTACGGTGTGCTTTGCGTGCTTTCTTTTTGACCAGATATCCAATAGACTCAAACCAAACTTGTAGGCAATGGCGTGTTTGTTTGATACGCCTTACTTTCATCTTCATCATCCAAACTCGCTATAAATCTCTTGTTCAATTTCCATGTTGTAGCAGTCGCAAACTTCATGGGCTTCTTGTCGTTGGCTCTCGCTGAATCGTTCTACCGTAGTACCAGCACGCACACCATTGACAGGTACACCCCAGCGAACAACTTCCCACACATACAACTTCTCATGCCATTCAACTGTAAACATAATTAAACCTCAGTGATATCGTTAATGCCCATGGCGTCTTCATAAATCTCAAACAGATCTATATCAGACAATTCTTCCAACTCTTCGTCAGTGACACCATAGTCACGAATAAGTGCAGTCTCATCACATGCAAAGAGCACACGCTCAATCATCAATTCACGTAGATTCATTTTATACTTTCGAGAGTTGGATGTCAAATTTGTGTTTGTTCATTTTGTTGTCGTAGTATGTTACAGTACGACCGATGCCATCGTCCTTGCCCATGCATTCCAGCATGTATGACAGTGCGTCATTTTGCATTGAGAAGTCACCGACACGACGTTGTTTGATTGCAGTGGATGTGGTGTAAAAGCTAACACCATTCACGATGGCACGAATCTTCATACAGTCTCCTTTGCTTCCATCATTTCAGACAGGATAAACTTTGCGATGTTGATGTTTTTGCGAGCCTGATCGGTCGCTTGAGCATTACCAAAGGACATCAATTCTTGAGCATCAGAGAGGACACCCATCGCAACCATTTCCAGACCACTCAGACGAGCAGTGAGGGAATTCATGTACTCTTTACGGATCTGGTCAGAGGACATACCGTAGCATTTTGATTCGAATTCAGTCATTTCGTTACCTTTCATTTATCATTCACGATAATAGAATCTTACAGTAAACAGGTAACTAAGACAACAACTTTCTGGAGGCTTGTAAGTTGTTGATTTTACACGGGAAAATAACCCTACTAGTCGTAGGGTTTCTTCACTTCCACAGCCCAATTCCCCACGATCCAGTCATCGATACAGTTGGCATGAGTGGTTTCAGCGTATCCCTCACCAAATTTCTCGTCCATCTTACCTTTCCAGTATGGCCAATACTCACGTATGATTCGTTCTTCTGACCAAATTTCCACTACATCGTATGGTTCAGCTGGATATGATATTTCGTACCACTTTATCATCAATTTCTTTCTGTATATTCTGCTATCACGTATGCAATTTCATCATGCAGTTCTTGGATAGTTCGGCTTGTGTTGTATGGTTTGTGGTGTGTCAAAGAGATTGGTGACGGTATAACTCTAACTTGTTTGTACAGATCTTTGATTACATCTGTGTTGGTGGTGCGAGTGAGTATTGCATCCAATATCTCTACTATCTCTTTTCGTTTACGCCATGAGCCAATGAACACGCCATGAACATCTTTGTGTCCATATAGCGTCTCTGGACCCGTGACATACACATAGTGTTTGTCAAGTACTTTATCACGAATATAATAACTGAACTCACCGAAAGTCCCAGCAATAACGAATATCTTCACAACAATTCCATGTTCCTTTTGTTCTTCTCAATCTCATCCTTCAAGAGCAGCTTCTCTTTCTTCAGTACATGCGAAATGTACTCTGGTAGAAATTCTTTGTCCAATCGTCTCTCAAGTTCTTCATGTTTATGTTGGAGTACATGGATATGGTTCTCTAACTTTTCTCTTGTTAACATTGGATCTCCTTATACGATTTTGTTTGCCACTCTAAGAATCTTCACCTGATCATCTGGTGCGAGATATGCTCTCACCATGATATGTTTGTTTCCTGTATGGTCTTGCATTTGTGTGAATTCAACCAACTTATTCTCCAACATAAATTCTGCCATCTGATGAATTAGACTAGATTTTATCTGTCGCTTTGCATCGTCATCTCCATTTTCAATCATCTCACGAAAATTATCTGATAGGTTAACCTTACCAACAACCATCTTTCCACCGATTGCATAGTCATATGTCTGAAATGTGAAATCATCTATAGCATCCATATATGCCGTAGGATAATTCCTTCCTGTAATTGCCATATCATTCCTTCACATCAGAGCAGTAAGCATTCCACTTACCTTTAAATTCAATCAGTATTTCATCTGGAACACCAAAGATGATTCCATTCTTGTGTATTGTGTAGTGTAGTTTGTTTTGTAGTATCCAGTTGATCATATGCTCGAACATATCATTTGTTGAGAACACGCAATACTGTTTCATTTTTGTTTGATGTTGAATGCCATTGAAATTCTTGGTTCGTTGGTTCCGCTAGTATCTACACTATGTGGAAGCCATGCTGGGAATAATACTAATCGTTTTTCTACTGGTGCAAATGCGATGGTTGCTGCAGTTTGTTTTGTTAGTCTTTGTACTTTATGTTGCGACAGAATGTAATTCTCACTGTGTCCACGATGGAATACTAGATCACCTGCATCTTTACCAAGAGATAGGTAGAACACACCAGACAATATCATCTTGTCATGGATGTGTGGGAGATTTATAGAGTTTTCGCCATTGACATTGAACCACAGATTCTCAATAAAGATATCTGTAGTATATCCCATTTCTGTTAGCAATTCAACTGATTCTTGCAAGATGCAGGACTCTAACTCTTTTAGTTCTGCAAAGCCAGTGCTGATATCCATTGATTGCCAACCATTGCGATTGGATATGACACGACCATTTGGATCTGCATCTCTTAGTTCTCTACACAAATTTAATATTGGTGTTACATTCATCTCTGGATATTCTTGGATCCAGATTGGTGTAGAGAATAGATCGTGTCTCATTTACCGTCGTCCATCATCTTCATGGCCACACCGTAAAGATCATCTGCCACTCTTTTTATCTCTTGTGCTTTGTTTGAATCACGTTCAGCCATTGCCATATTACGTAGTCGCTCGATTATTTCTCTCAGATCTGCTTCCATACTTAAACTTTCTTTTTCAATGTCGGTTTCATCTCTGTCGATATCTCTAGTTCTGGTTCAACTTTTTCTAATAGAGGATCACGTGGATGATACGGATCATGGAATCTCATGAGTAATACTGGCTTCCAGAATCTGCTGAATAGATTATTGAGTATGATGAGTAGTATCGCAATCACGAGAATGCCGATACTCAACAATATTGATGCTCCCAAGAATGTTGCTGCTTGTGTCATGTCCATTTGTTTCCTTAAATTAACTCTAAAAACTTATCTATATCGCACTCTCCCATACATATCGCAATGGGTTGATTGCATAATCTACAGGTTAGTCTAACTGGTTCAATGTATTTTCCTTTGAGCCAATCACTTCTTTTAATTACTCTTACCTGTTTATCTATAAACTGTGGAGCAGTGAGTGATAGTAAATCAGACCATGATTCCATAAAGAGAGTTACATCCCATTTATCAGACTCAATGCGTCTACCATTATGGTAAACTACCACATCTGCTAAACGAGTTTCTTCGCCTTCAGTATGTGGTTGTTGTATCATTTTACTACTCTTTGATTTACCTGTTCCACTAGTTTCTGAGCAATTATATCATCAATAGGATTGGGAGTCAATTCATTTAACTCTTCTCCTACCAATGGAATCTCTTCACCAAGTTTGTGAAAGTTTAATTGTTGACCACCTTCGTTTGTTGCAGTCTCTGCACCATACTTTTGCATAATATCTGTGTATGCGTCTCGTCCTTCGAGTTGTGCTAACTTTGCAGCCATTGCACATCTGAATACAAGACGTTGGGCGAATGCCTCTATGTCGAAGACAAGAGAGTGATATGCATGAGCATGCTCTTTGTCTCGTTGGGATTGATCATATAATTGTTTAATGTTTTCTTGCATAACGAACTCCAAAATAAGATGGACTTCCGAAGAAGTCCATCTACTTATAACTAAAAATTTATGTCATTTATTAGACACCTGGTTGTCCAAATGCTGCTTTATTTTTATTTGGTTTGTTATATGGAACACCAGTGTTCTTTGGATAACGAACGATAACAATACCAGAACCACCAAGACCAATTTCAGCACCAGTAGCACCAGCACCTCCAGTAGCACCAGCACCGCCACCACCAGTATTTGGAGTGCCATCGTGAGTTACTGCTGACAGTAGATTAGCATCTTTAGAAGAAGCACCGCCACCAAGTCCACCAGCATTTCCTCTGTCCAATAATCCATGACCACCACCAGCACCTCCACCACCGTAGTATGTTTCATTATCACTGATAGTTGAAGCAATACCAATACCACCAGCACCTGCTTGGCGTGTTGTTGCAGTGAATAATAAACCAGTAAGTGTACCAGAAGCTATAGTGACATCTGCGCCAGCTATTGTGCTTAAAGAGAATGATCCATTAGTATTCTTGATAACTTGATATATGTTGCCTGTAGCATATCCAGTAATACTACCTGTACCAGCATTAGTTCCACTTATAATGACTGATACACCTTCGTCTAAGTATGGTGTTGAATTACATGTGAATACTCCACCGAATGTCAGAGAAGCATTTGATATAGCAGCAGTTGTCGGTGTGCTAAGTGTTAATGTTGTTCCGCTAATTTCTTTAATGAAGGTTCCATTTGGAATAGCACTAGAACCATATATCACCATACCAACAATTATGGTTCCAGTTGCAGTAGTTGCAGTTATTGTATTGGAATTAATAGCAGCACTGTTAACTGTGGATGTGGCAGTACTATTGGAAATTACTACATTGCTGAGTGGCCATGCGTTTGCATCAAATCCTGCACCGCCAGCACCGCCACCGCCACCACCGAGATAAACTCCTGTTGTACCATTGATGAATCCATTACCACCTCTGTAACCAAAATAGTTAGATCCTTTTGTGTGTGAACTGCTAAATGCACCAGTAGGGTTTGCAGCAGATCCACCACCACCAGAACCGATAGCCATTGAGTTATCAACTTCAAATGGAGTTGCCTGAGGAGCACCTTTAACTCTGGCAACAGCAGCAAATGACTGATTAGTTGCACCAGCACCAGCACCACCACCGTAGGCAGTTATACCGAATGCAGTAGTGTTATCACCATCAGTACTGTCTCTTTTACCAGCTTGTCCCTGAAGACCAGTATTACCAATATCCTGTCCAGTAGAAACTAGTCCACCTCCAGCACCAATAACAATGTCATAAGTTCCAGGTGTCAGACGTTTGAATCCAGTTACAACTGATCCTCCTCCTCCACCACCACCACCGTAGTTAGCACCACCAGCACCACCACCGCCAACTAGAAGATATTCAACGATACCTTCATGTGTAACAGTAAGATAATCTGACTGCGTGAATGTATGAATAACATAATCACCATTTCGTGATTGTGTTGTTGTTGAATTTGGTCCAGTAGTAGCCTGAACTAATTGTATTGTGCTATCTTGTTTTGCCATTATTCCTAGCCCTTGGTGTTCGTTAAAGAAATCTACATCATCTATCCATCCACCCTGAACAGTGTCGCATATCCAATTACGAAGAGATCTCCAGTCAGTTTCTGTTAATAAATCTTCTGGTGCTCTGACATTGAATGGTGGATATGGAAGTGGAGTTTTCCACCATCTTTCAGTTGCAGTTAAATCTCCACCATTAAGAATAACAGTTCTTTGATATATTGCAGTATGAAAAAAGTTATATGAATTCCAAATATCACGAGTTGTTGCGCTCGTATCTACTGATCCATTTAAATTACTATAATTGACAGCCATAGATTAGTTTCCAATAACTGGTGGTAGTGAGGCTTGATTCTCTGGTGTATATATTGTTACTTTTGGTAAAATACCAGAGTTCAATCCTTTATTTGCTCTATACACTTTAGAGATAGACCCAATTGGTGTTCTTAAAGTCTTCATGTATATTTCTACTTCACGCACTGTTCTGTCATGGTGATAGTTCGTGACAGGATTACTGTCTGTAAAACTAGTAGGCGCACTATCAAATTGTTGATTTTTTGTGTAGAATTTTTCTCTCATACCTACATTGGTATCAAAACCAGAATTTCGTTTGTTCTGGAAGAGATGATCTCGAACATCAACCCAGTTATCTGTATCCATTAAATCTGCTGGTGCTAGTAATCCGAAATTAATATTCGGTGTTACCCACCAATCACTTGCCATTGTTTCATTACCACCCATCATCTCAAGAACACGCAGGTACATACCATTGGTCTTAAAATTTGCGTTGTATGGATCGATTGTAGCCATCTCGTACCCTTTTATTTTAGTAGCCAGTTACCATTAAAATCATCTACATAATTTTGGTACTCGACTTTTAGCATTTCTTCGAATTCTTTTTTATAATCTATGCTGTGGAGACGATCCATAGACTTTAGTAGTTCGTCGTTAAACGATGCTGCTTTATTACCTTTCCAATCCTCGAATGACAGTGGCTTTTCCATTAGTCTTCCATCAGTGCGTTTAGATCACCCTGCATTGTCATAGAATTTGGGGTATTTCTTTTATGTAATTGCTCAGCATCATTAATCATTTTTTGTTTAGATTCTTCAATCATAGCTTTAGCATCTTCGATTGCAGCTTCTCCATCTACATACCCAGAGCATACTGCCGCCACTACGATTGCATGCAATTCATCACGTGTTAATGCTAGATTCTTAGTCTCGTCACCCATAGGTGTATAGAGAACGAAGTCCATACCCTCTTTACCCCACCACTCATTAAATTGGATGGTAGTCTGTGTTCTACCAATATCATCAATCACGCCAGAAATGGCATCTTTACGAATATTTCTCATTTGATCTCCTCAATACTTACTATTTATTCGATATTTATATTGACCTACAAGCGAAAAATCCTGCCGAAGCAGGAAATATGGAGCGGAGCACGAGAATCGAACTCGTAACTGAAGTTTGGAAGACTGCCGTTTTACCACTAAACTAGCCCCGCATTTATTATATATTATGCTACTTTCCGATGAGCAAGAATGTCTTTCATTCTATCTGCACAGTAAGAAGCAGCGAACGCATTTGGTTTAACCAGTGGGATGACATTACACATACCACGAATGTAACCAACAGCTTCGTTGATCACACAGCTTGAACCATGCATTTCATTTGGATTGATGTCGAGGTGGACTTGCACTTCTCTATCATCCAGAACATCTTGTAGCTTCAGATACAGTTCAGCAATCTTGTATACTTCGTTCATCAGACGCATACGTGGACGATCTTTTCTTTGATCGTAGTCACGTTCACGAACAGATTCACCAAAGATTTTACAACCATGCTTACCATCAATGTGTACTACAATAGCAAGAGTATAATCAGCGTACCATGTACCAGCCATGTTGAATCGTTCAGAGTCTCCACCGATATAGATTTTTGTCTCAGGACTCTGAGCTTCGATAAATTGTTTTACTTCATCTATGTCGATACGCTTCATGATTTACTCCTATTTTATCATGCTTATTAACTCCCGAGCAACATCTGCTCTTTTCGTTGGAGTTGGTTCACCAAAAATAACTATCACGTGCTTTTTGGTTCCTTCAACTACTAATGCCAGACATCTTCCAGCATTAGTAGTGAATCCAGTTTTACTCAACGCAATATTGTCATACTCATTTAGTAACAACGAATTTGTATTGCGTAGTGTCTTGTAATACGTCTTCTTTTTCTGTTTGATTCTTTTAACAATTGGGATTCTTTTTTCTGCCGTGGAAGATATCTCTCTAATGGTAGCATACTTATCTGCCTCAACCACAATCTTAACATACTCAGTTACAGTGCTACGATTATTCGGACTCAATCCACTGGGATCTTTATACTTAGTATTCAACAATCCCATCTTAACTGCTTTATCATTCATTGCTTTAATAAACGCAGTGGAACCACCTGGATGTTTCTTTGCGATCTGCATCGCTGCATGGTTGTCTGAACGTATTAGCAACCTATCAAGTAATTTTCTATTAACAGTCTTACTACTGTCCAAATACACCATTGCAGTCATCAGCTTTGTTAAACTGGCGACTGATGCAACATCGTTTGGATTTTTACTTGCTACTATCGTACTATCATCTACATTGTATAGTATGTATGCCTCAACTGGTTTCGCATACACATTAACGCATAACAAAAATATGAGTACTGTTAAGAGTCTCTTCATATTTTCCTTTATTGGAGCAGGATATCGGGTTCGAACCGATGACATTCTCGTTGGCAACGAGACATTCTACCACTGAATTAATCCTGCATTGATGCAACTTTATTATATACACCAGAAGGTATGTAATTATACCAACCAGTAACAATATATTTTGTCTCAGACATAGAAGGAATTCCTCTATGAGTAAATGTCCAATCAGCTGGCCAGATAAGAGTCAATCCCTTTTCTGGTTTAACTTTCAATTTTTGATAATAAAACTCAGTTTCTCCTTCATCAGCTACATCATTAAGATAAGTCATAAAGACTAGGTGACGAGTGCTGCTCGGTGGTGAAGAACAAACTCTTTCTGAGTGCCATTTATAGAAACCACCTGATGGTTTATACATCTGAATGTTGGTGCTATCAATAATTGCCCATGGGTCATAACCATTTGAATAAATGTACTTATGAGTATAATCATACATACATTGAGATAGTTGTTTAAAATACTCTATGTATAGTTGGCCATTATGGTCAAGTTTAACATCAATACTATTTTTTGTGGTTTTATCAACAATGACATTATGTGTACCTTTGGACATGTCACCACCAACAACACCTTCTTCTTGAAAACCAATTTTATGATATTCTATAATTTTATCACAGATTGTCGTATCATCTAGATAAACACCATGAATAAAGTTATCAAACTTGTTTAGCGGATGTTCTCTCATGTCACTCCTAATTTGGCATCCCGATAGGGACTCGAACCCCAACCAACAGTTTTGGAGACTGCTATGCTGCCATTACACCATCGAGATATTATTCTTCTATTACTTTATTGAGTCTTTCATTTTCTAACTCATTAATCTTTAACATTGCTTCTGTTTCTTTAGGTTTATCACGCTGAAAAATAGCATCCCATCTGTTTGCATACTCTTCATTGCTAACACTAATTGGTCTTGGTTTAGAACCTTTACCACCATCACTCATTTATGTTATCTCCAAAAATTTGTATTGTATATCTATTATGTTTAGCGAAAGGACTGACTGGTGTTACCATATGTAGTGCATGAATATCATTTACTACTAATGTATTAAACTCAGGAACATGGGCTCTCCAGTCATCACCATCATGATGGTATATAAAAATACCACCATCGTTAATATCCCAAGACTCATTTAAATAAATTGTTGCTCCAAAAGTAGCATGAGCGTCATTATGAACAGAAATCCCAGAGTTTGGTAACCATACATAATATTGCATTTTCTTATGGTTTATTGGAGGGATAATATCTCCAAGATCTTGGAGTATAAGTTCAGAAACACCAACACTAATGAAAGAAATCATAGTCGATCCACTAATATTAGTTTTAATATTAGATTTCCATTTGAAATTAGAACATGTCCATCTTTCTGGATCTTCCATAAAATCACTTAGTTCTCTGTTGACTAATGCCAGCGTGTTTTGTGATAAAACATTTTTATATAATTTCATAGTGTTCCTATAATTAGTGGTGCTGCTTGTCGGATTCGAACTGACCACCTACGCATTACTAGTGCGTTGCTCTACCAAATGAGCTAAAGCAGCATATTACTACTTATGTTGGTGGAGGATAGCGGAATCGAACCGCTAACTCAAGCGTGCAAGGCTAGTGTTTTCCCAATTAGACTAATCCCCCGAAATTTGCGACTGACAATTTATCACATTGTACGCCATCAGTCAAGGCGAGTTTGGCTCCAGTGGCAGGGATCGAACCTACGACCAATTGATTAACAGTCAACTGCACTACCGCTGTGCTACACTGGAATATTTAATTTATGGCAGGTACGGTATCTGGTTATTGTCTAGCCAATAACTTGCCCAT